TGATTCCAAATATATTGGATTAATATCATCAAGACTTCAAAAGTTTAAGAGAGTTAAGGCAGACCTCTATAACTTTCGTTGTCCGATTTGTGGTGACTCTCAGAAGCACAAAAACAAGGCAAGAGGTTATATCTATCCATTAAAGGCAGATATGAACTTTAAGTGCCATAACTGTGGAGCATCTACTACCTTTAATAATTTTTTAAAAACAATTGATACAACACTTCATAAGCAATATGTTATGGAGAAGTTCAAGGAAAGAAATGTTGGTAGAGGTTCTATAATACCAGAACCAGAGTTTAACTTTAAGAAACCAGTATTCAAATCTAAATTAGATTTGCCAAGAGCATCAGAAGTACCTATTGCTACAAAATATCTTGAGAAAAGAAAGATAGATCCAAATCTGTTTTACTTCACGAATCAATTTCAAAAGTGGACAAATACACACAAACAAACCTTTAATAATATTAACAAAGACGAAAGTCGTGTTATAATACCACTGCATGATACAGAAAAGAATTTGATTGGATTTCAGGGCAGAAGTCTAGGTCCTAATTCTGTTAAATATATTACTGTAATGCTTAGTGAAGATGCCCCCAAAATATACGGATTAGATAAAATAGATGAAACAAAACCGATATACATCACCGAAGGACCGTTCGACTCCACGTTCGTGGAGAACTCGGTTGCTATGTGCGGTTCCGATCTTGATGTTCGGACGTTTGGTTGGAGCAATTATATTTGGGTTTTTGATAACGAACCTCGTAACAGAGAAATCGTTGAAAGAAACAACAAGGCCATTGATAGAGGAGATAAGGTAATTATCTGGCCAAGTCATATCGTTGAGAAAGATATCAACGATATGACACTCGCAGGACATGATATTATGTCTATACTAGAATCGAATACATATTCGGGATTAAAAGCAAAAGTAAAATTTAACACTTGGAAAAAGGTATGAGTAACGGAACAAAGGTAGTCAAAAGAAATGGGTCAATCCAACCATTGAACCTTGAGAAGATGCATGTGATGGTAGAAGAAGCGTGTAAGAACCTTGCAGGGGTCTCTGCGAGTCAAGTAGAGATACAATCAGGTATACAGTTCTATGACGGTATTTCAACTGGAGAGATACAGGAAATATTAATCCGTTCAGCAAGTGATTTAATTGATTTGGATCATCCAAACTACCAGTTTGTTGCTGCGAGACTACTTCTATTTGCTCTGAGAAAAAATTTGTATGGTAGAATACATGAACTTCCTAATTTAAAAGATCATGTAACTAAATGTGTTGACAAAGGAATATATGACGAAGTTATATTAACAACCTATAGTGATGAAGAATTTGATAAGTTAGAATCATTTTTAGATCATGACCGTGATTACTTGTTCACATATGCAGGTTTAAGACAAGTTGTAGACAAATATCTTGTCCAAGATCGAAGTACAGGGAACTTATATGAGACACCACAGTTCATGTATTTGTTAATTGCTGCTACAATTTTCTCTAAATATCCACAAGAAACAAGACTAGATTACGTTAAAAAGTATTACGATGCCATCTCCAAACACAGAATCAACATCCCAACACCAATCATGGCAGGAGTCCGAACACCCCTTCGGCAGTATGCGTCTTGCGTTCTGGTTGATATTGACGACACCTTGGATAGTATTTTTAGTAGTGATATGGCCGTTGGTCGTTATGTCGCTCAGAGGGCTGGTATCGGTATCAACGCAGGTCGCATCCGTGGGATCAACGCTAAAATCAGGGATGGGGAAGTGCAACACACAGGTGTTGTCCCGTTCCTCAAAAAGTTTGAAGCAACTGTCAGATGTTGTACTCAAAATGGCATCCGTGGTGGATCAGCGACTGTCCACTTCCCCATCTGGCACCAAGAAATAGAGGACATTATAGTTCTTAAAAACAACAAAGGTACTGAAGATAATCGAGTTCGTAAACTTGACTACAGTATTCAATTAAGTTCATTATTTTACCAGAGGTTTATTGACGATGAGAGCATTAGTTTATTCAGTCCTCATTCTGTTCCTGGGTTGTATGATGCTTTTGGCACTACATCCTTTGATGAGTTATATGTTGCTTATGAAGCAGACGATAGAATCCCAAGAAAAACTATTGGAGCACAAGAACTCATCCTTGCCCTATTGAAAGAAAGAGCAGAAACTGGTAGACTATACATAATGAACATTGACCATTGCAATTCTCACTCATCATTTACTGATAAGATTGAGATGAGCAATCTATGTCAAGAAATTACATTACCAACTAAACCTATACAACATATTGACGATGACTCTGGGGAAATTGCTCTCTGTATCCTTTCTGCTATTAATATTGGCAAAATTAGGGATGTTTCGGATCTTAAAGGTCTTTGTGATCTTAGTGTTCGGAGTCTTGATGAACTCATTGATTTTCAAGGTTACCCAGTCAGAGCAGCAGAAATCGCTACTAAAGCAAGACGCTCCCTCGGCATTGGTTACATTGGTCTAGCACACTATCTTGCCAAGCAGGGTGTCAAATATGAGGATCCAAAAGCATGGGAATTGGTACATGATTTGACAGAAGCATTCCAATATCATTTGATTGAGTCTACAGTGAATCTTGCGAAAGAAAAAGGTGCTTGTGAATATTCTTCTCGAACTAAATATGGTCAGGGGATACTTCCTATAGACACCTATAAAAAAGATGTCGATGAACTTGTACCGAACAATTTAAAATATGATTGGGATACTCTTAGGTCACTTGTCTTGGAACACGGAGTCAGGAACTCAACTTTGTCCGCACAAATGCCTTCAGAGAGCAGTTCCGTTGTGTCAAACGCAACAAATGGAATCGAGCCACCTAGAGGATACTTGTCCACTAAGAAGTCAAAGAAAGGACCTCTTAAGCAAATTGTTCCACAGTACGGGACTTTGAAAAACAATTATACTTTATTGTGGGAAATGCCTAACAATACTGGATACATAAATATTGTTTCCGTAATGCAAAAATTCTTTGATCAGGCAATTAGTGGTAACTGGAGTTATAATCCAGAACATTATCCTGACAATGAAGTACCTGTGTCACAAATGGCACAAGATCTTTTAACCACTTACAAGTATGGTTGGAAGACAAGTTATTATCAAAATACATATGATATCAAGACAGATGAAGTAGTAGAAGAACCTGCTTTACTTGATAATCTCGTTTCAGAAATCTTAAACACATCGGAGGAAGAGTGTGAATCCTGCACAATTTAAAATATCATCAGCAGATAGGAGTGCAATGTCAGAAGTCAAAGGTATGACAGTATTCAATACTGAAGAGGTAGATACTAAAAAACAACCAATGTTTTTTGGGAAACCATTAGGTGTTCAAAGGTATGACAATTTTAAATATAATCAATTTGAGAATTTAACAAAACAACAGTTAGGATATTTCTGGAGACCAGAAGAAGTGTCTCTACAGAAAGATCGTGGTGATTATCAATCATTACGTCCAGAGCAGAAACACATCTATACATCTAATCTTAAGTATCAGATTATGCTTGACTCTGTGCAGGGTCGTGCACCAGGTATGGCATTCTTACCATACTGCTCACTACCAGAATTAGAAGCATGTATGGAAGTGTGGTCATTCATGGAGATGATACATTCACGTTCTTACACTTATGTAATTAAGAATGTATATTCAAATCCATCAGAGGTGTTTGATAAGATACTATCTGATAATCGAATTCTAGAACGTGCAGCAAGTGTGACAGAATCATATGACACATTTATTAATTATGCACAGGAATGGGGTCAGGGACGTATGTGGGAAGATGGATGGAAATCCTCACCAACATCAGTCTGGACTCGTAAAGATTTAAAAAGACACTTATACAGGGCAGTCGCTAATGTCAACATTTTGGAAGGTATCCGCTTTTATGTATCTTTCGCTTGTAGTTTTGCTTTTGGTGAGCTTAAACTCATGGAAGGATCCGCGAAAATCATATCGCTTATTGCAAGAGATGAGAATCAGCATTTGGCAATAACACAAAACATCATCAACAATTGGAGAAAGGGTGATGATCCTGAGATGAAAGAGATTGTTAAGGAAGAAGAACAGTGGACATACAAAATGTTTGATCGTTGTGTCAATGAAGAGAAAGTATGGGCAGAGTATCTATTTAAAGATGGTAGTATGATTGGTCTGAATGACAAATTACTTCATCAGTATGTTGAATGGATTGCAAATAAGAGAATGAAATCAATTGGTCTAAAACCTGTATATGATATTCCAGCAAGAAACAATCCATTACCTTGGACACAACACTGGATTAGTTCCAAGGGTTTACAAGTGGCACCACAAGAAACAGAGGTAGAAAGTTATGTCGTCGGAGGAATCAAACAAGATGTCAAAAAAGACACCTTCTCAGGATTCAAACTTTGAGAATCCGAGACCCGAAGAAGAAATAGCATGGGACATTGAGGAGTGTAAGAAAGCAATCCGTGATGCTGCGGATGAATATGATAAACTAGTTGGAGGTTAAAATGATGAGTCCTTTTGGTAATGTATTAAACACAAGAGAGACATATAGTAAATTTTATCAAAAAATATTTACTGAAGTTGAAGTTCAATTTCATGAGGAAAATCCTACATGGATTCCACTTGATACTTTATTAGCAATTGAGAGAATACACAATGGAAACACATAGAAAAACTTTGCTACATCTTTTAAAAGAAAGAGCATACAAGCACGGACAATTTACTTTATCATCTGGTAAAGAATCAGAGCATTACATTAATTGCAAACCAGTCACTTTATCTTGTGAAGGAAACGCACTCTTATCACATTTAATGATAGAGCATGTAGAAGATAAATCTGTAGCAGTTGGTGGACTAACACTCGGTGCTGATCCTCTAGTTTGTGGTATAGCACAGAAAGCATACTACTCTGGTAAACATATTGATGCTCTTATTATAAGAAAGAATCCAAAAGGATATGGTACAAAGGAAGTTATTGAAGGTAATAAACCACCAGAAGGATCAGTAATTACAGTATTAGAAGATGTGACTACTACAGGTAGTAGTGCTATGAAAGCTGTGAATGTTCTTCGCGATGCAGGTTATATTGTTAATCGTGTTGTTGCTATCGTTGATAGATGTGAAGACCATCAAATATGGAGCGATAATAATATTGAATTTATTTCTTTATTTAAATTAGAAGACATCATCAAATATTCTACTGATATATAATAAAGAGTAATATGAAATCTGCATGGCAGTTGACTATGAGAATCCTTGGATATACGAGGGTAACCCCTTTACTTCTGATGACATTGGGGACTACTATGGGTTCGTCTATCGCATCACCAATACTACAAACGGAAAGCAATATATCGGAAGAAAGTACTTTGTACAGAAGAGAAAACCAAAAGGAGGAAAGCGAAGAGTCACTTCAGAGTCAGACTGGAAAAAGTACTATGGAAGTTCTGATGAACTTAAATCAGACATTAGAAGAGATGGCAAAGATTCTTTCAAAAGAGAAATCCTCTCCCTCCACACAACCCTTGGAAAAGTAAACTATGAAGAGACAAAACAACTGTTTCTTCACAATGTGTTAATGGAATCGCTTGACGACGGGACACCAATGTACTATAATAGCAATATATTAGGACGTTATATGCGTAAAGATTATGGCAACTTTGAAAGAATCAGTGAATGATACATACGATTGGTCTCTCTATCGTATCAATCAACTTTGTTCTCGTGGTGATTTTGAAGAGGTTGTGAACGGTGATTCAATACGTCAAGAGTTTGATGAGTGGATTAGTGCAAATGATAAAGATCTAGACGAAGAAATAATATCATTAGAATATATTGGTAATGGTAGTGATTACGATGACTGAAAAAGAACTAAAATTAAGAGAAGAAACTTTAAATATTTTACTTA